CACAAACGAGGACGGCGTTGCCATCACTGTAACAATGGGCGGTGCTGCTGGCACTGGCACTATTGAACTTACAGTCAAGTATGTGGTTGACTAATTAGAGCGGGGCGGGAAACCGCCCCCTCTTTTAGAGGATAAGAGCAAATGCCAAGTACAGTTGATATTGCAAACTATGCGCTAAACAATTTGGGCGCGTCTAACATTTCCTCGCTAGACGAAAACAGTAAGGCGGCACGAATTGTTAATCAAAGATATGAAGCTGTACGCGATGCGGTGTTTCGCGCACATCCTTGGAATTGTCTAATTGAGCGAGCGCAGCTTGCACAAGACACAGACGCACCTGCATTTGGTTATACATATCAATACGCACTGCCGACTAATCCCTATTGCTTGCGCGTTTTGGAATTTTCCAATGGGACATTATCGTATCCCCAGGATAACATCACAAACAACTCTGGTGGCCCAGTGTTTGTTATAGAAGGCCGAAAGCTACTTACTGACGAGGCAATAGCGCAGATTAAATACATTGGTCGCGTGACTGACCCACAGCAGTATGATGCAAGCCTTGTCGAAGCACTTGCCTCTCGACTTGCTGCCGAAGTGTGCTACGCAATCACTGGATCAACATCTATGGTTCAAATCCAGACATCACTGTATGAGGCGAAAATAAACGAGGCTCGCTTTAACGATGCGACAGAAGGTGCAACTCAGCGCCTAGAGGCAAGCGACTTTATTGAAAGCAGGTTCTAAATGGCACGTTCCGCACCCGCGTTTAGCTCGTTTACGGCAGGTGAGATCAGTCCACGCCTAGAGGGCCGCGTTAATATTGAGAAATACACTGAGGGTTTGTCTGAATTAACAAACATGGTTGTCATGCCTCATGGTGGCGTGACGCGCAGACCTGGCACAGAATATCTTGGTGAGGTGTCTGACAGCTCAGTTAAGACGCGTCTTATTCCGTTTCAGTTCAAAACATCTGACACGTACATTCTTGAGTTTGGCGATCAGACCATGCGCGTTTACCGCAATGACTTGCAGGTGTTGAACGGAACAGACAAAAACATCACTGGCGCAACTCAGGCTGATCCTGGCGTAATCACAAGTGCATCACATGGTTTTAGCGATGGCGACGAGGTTTACATTGACAGCCTTGGCGGCATGACGGAGCTAAATAATCGCAACTATAAAATTGCCAATTCTACCACAAATACGTTCACTTTGCAGGACTTATTTGGGAACGATATAGATACGACAGGATTTACTGCCTACACATCGGGCGGTACTGCCACAGAGATTTATGAGATTGCAACGCCTTATGCGGCTGCTGACTTGTTTGATCTACGGTTCGCGCAGTCTGCTGACACGATGTACATTGTGCATCCCTCATATGATATACGCACACTGACGAGAACGGATCACAATGCGTGGACATTTGCCACATTTTCTATCACTGGCACACCCAGCCCATCACTGAGCGGTTCTAACAATCGCCCCAGCGTTGTCTCGTTCTTTGAGCAGCGCCTTGTGTTTGGCAATACGAACAACAATCCTCAGACGTTGTGGTTTAGTAAGAACGGTGATTATGGCAACTTCACTGTTGGTACAGCAGATGACGATGCGCTGATTTACACGATTGCGTCAAACCAAGTGAATGCGATCCGCTTTTTATCAGCAACGCGCGTTCTGACCGTAGGTACATCTGGCGGTGAATACGTTCTTACGTCCACAAACGATGGGCCTGTTACGCCGACAACGACATTGATCCGCAAGTATTCCAACTATGGCACGGCATTGATTGAGCCTGTGCAGGTTGCGGACGTTACGCTGTTTGTGCAGCGTGGGAATAGAAAGATACGAGAGTTTAAGTTTGTCGGTGATGTGAATACTGGCGGCTATTCTGCGCCTGACATGACGATCTTAGCAGAGCATATTACCAATGGCGGCATTGATCAGATGGCGTTCCAGCAGGAGCCTGACAGCGTTGTGTGGTGTGTGCGCAATGACGGCACACTGCTCGGCATGACGTATCGTCGAGAGGAACAAGTTGTCGCATGGCACAAGCATGTGATTGGTGGATCATTTAGCAGCGGTCAGGCTGTTGTGGAAAGTATTGCGACACTGCCGACAGATACGGGTGAAGACGATCTGTATATGATTGTTAAGCGTACTATTAACAGTACGACTAAAAGATACATTGAAAAGTTAAAGTTGTTTGACTTTGGCGAAGATACAACATCTGCATTCTTTGTAGACAGTGGGCTGTCGTATAGCGGCAGCGCAACAACAACACTGAGCGGCTTGTATCACTTGGAAGGTGAAACACTGCAAGTTCTTGGCAATGGGGCAACACACCCAGACGAAACTGTAAGCGGTGGCGGCATAACTCTTGATTACTCTTCAACGACTGCTGCCGTTGGGTATGGCTACGACAGCACAATGCAAACGCTGCGCATTGAAAGCGGATCGGTGGATGGCACAAGCCAGGGCAAGCCAAAACGCATTCATGCAATCACGTTGCGATTTTATGAAACTGTTGGTGCTGAAGTGGGCAACGACAGCGGTGAGATAGACCGCATATTCTTCCGCGACAGTTCAATGGCAATGGATACTGCGGTGCCGTTGTTTACGGGCGACAAAGACATTGAGTTCGATGGTGGCTTTGACGACGATGATCGTGTATATATTAAACAAGGGCAGCCCTTGCCCATGACAGTTCTAGCGTTCTATCCACGCATGAACACGTTTGATAAGTAGGTGTGACTGATGTGTAACCCTTTAGCACTCATATCAACAGGAATATCAGTTGTTGGGGCCGTGCAGCAAAAGAGTGCGGCAGACAAAGCTGCGGCTGCGGCACTGGCGGCAGGCAACTACAACGCCACTATCATTGAGCGTGACATTGAACTACTTGAGAAAACTCAAGGCATTCTCAATGCAAACTTTCTTGTTTCGCAAAATCGAGCGGCTGATGCGTTTGAGCGCGAAGTGCAAGGCACAGCTCGGGCTGGATTTGGTTATGCAGGCTTTGACATGAGTACTGGCACACCAATTGCAGTTTTGCGTGAAAATGCGCGTGAGTTTGATTATGAGCAAAAGGTTGCTGCGTTTGAAAACTCTTTGAAGAATATGCAGATTGATGACGAGCAAGAAGGATTGCAGATGGCGGCAGAGCTGTCACGCATGGAAGGCGGCATGGCGGCTGCATCCGCTCGGGCATCTGGCACTGCATCAATGATCAACAGCTTGTCCAATGTGGCAACGACTGTTTATGAAAACCCAGGAGACTTTGGATTAGCATGAAGATACCTGTCTACAGAAGTCGCGCTATAAGCCAACAAATCAGACCTGGTTCGCCTTTGCGCGGAACTGTGCGTATGAACCCGCAGGCGATGGCGCAGGCAGAGCTTGCTAAGGCAGAGCCAATGAAGGCGCTGCTAGATGGTGCGCAACAGTTTGCCACTGCGCGTTGGCAAGCTTCCCAAGAGGCGCAGTACAACGAGGCTGCGTTGGCGATTGAAGAGGGCATGCGCGAGGCAGAGTATACGCTGGGCAAGTCAAAAGACATCTACAATGTTCTGGATGGTGAGAATAACTGGCAGAGCAGCATGAATGAGCTGCGCGATGCTACCATTTCAAGCGTTAGCAACAGATCGTTGCAACGTAAGTTGAGCTATGCGTTTGAGCAAAATGAGATTGCTGCACGGTTTAGATTGCGCGGAGAAATTGACAAAAAGATTTTGGCGCGTGAGCAGGCTGCAATGGCTGCGCGGATGGAAGCCAAGCGGCAAAGATTGTCTCAGGTTGGCGCGACTATTGAAGACTACAACACAGAACTTGGCATTGTGATCAACGATCAAGCCAAGGCTGTTGCGGGTGGTCGCTACAGCATGGAAGGCGTGACCAAAGCAAACTATGCATTGCGCAAGGATATTGCTGCTGATTACTTGGCAAACGCATTTAACAACGATCCAGACGCTGCGATGCAGTTGTTTGGAATGATGACGTTGCAGGACGAGGTTGCGGCAGGAAAGATCACGCCAGAAGAAGCAATGGCTCGTGCAGGTATTTCAGACCCATATGCACTGCATGTGCTTTACAATATTGAGCGCGGAGATGCTGTTGAGATCATCCAGCAGAACTTAGCAACATCACTGAAGTTTTTTGATGCTGAAGAAAAGTTAGAGACTGAGCAGCAAGAAGAGACAAACCAGCGCAATACAAAGGCGTACAACTTTGTAATGTCGGTGCAGGACACCGATCAAGTCACACCTGACACGCTGCGCACATTGATGGGTGAGGCTGCGTTTGCTGCACTGCCAGAAACTACACAAGAGCTTGGGGTGATGGGTACAGCGGCAAAAGCGTTGTTGCGCGATCACTTGAACAACCAGTTCTGGGCATCACCTGAGCAGCAAGCTAAGATGAGCGAAGAACTGGATACGTCTACCCAGTTCAAGTTTGCGCCTGCTGGCGAAGGCAGTGACGCGCGTTATAGCGAGCTATATGCACTGGCTAGTGCAGGTATGCTTAGTATTGAAGAACTAAACACAGACACCTTTAGAATTACATCAGCGCAGCACCGTGAACTGTATTTAGTCGCATTTAACGAAAGTGATGAAAGTCTTAATAAAGCATCTGGGATACTGGCTAGACAATTTAGATATAATGCGCAGCAGGCTATCGGCAAAGATGATAGGTTGGCACAAGCTTCTAAATCAGCCTTTGAAGCGGCTGATTTTGCTTTACGAGATAAGGCTTTGGAAAGGCAGATAGAAGGCAAACCAATGACCCGCGAAGAGCTTCGAAATTTTGCATTGGAAAAGATTGACGAGTTTGGCGCGGCTTATCTTGAGGAACTGCGAGCAGAATTTGAAACGTATTTTTCAGAACAGGTGCGAGAAGCTTTCCCAGAGATTGAGTATGATGTGAATGATCCGCTGGGCGCAATTGACCGTTGGTATGAAAACCTTGATGCGACACGTCAAGGACAGGTGCAATCTAAGAAAACAACATTTAAGCGCATTATTCGTGCTAAATATGGCAATCGGGGACTAGGCTTCTAATGACAGATTTACTTTCTGACGACACAGATTTTGAAATCTCTAAGTATTACGAAGCTCGTGATATGATTGATGCTGGGATTAATCCTGCCATAGAGAAAAACAAAAAAAGCGTCTTTAATCCAGAGACAGGCATGAATGATGTGCTGCTGCCAATGTCTAGCGGTGGATACGTTAAGATTAGCGAAGAAGCGCCAGAGGTTATGGCAGAAGCACCAGCGCAGCCAACTATGTCTGGCGCGTCAGATGTAGCGCCTGCGCAGGCGGCGACAGACTATGCGCGACAATTGCAAGAAATGCAAGGATCGTACACTTTAGACGATCTACGGGCCGCTGGGTACACTGACGAGCAGATTAGCGCTGCTGGTCTAGATGTGCAGCCAACCATGCCTGAGAGCCGCACAGAGCCTCTCTCAGAGCAGGAAGTGCGTGACGTTATAGCATCAGGCCAACCAATCATTACAGCCGATCCTACGTTGCGTGACGAAGGC